GACTTATCATACAAAAATTAAGTAAACTCAAGCAAGGAAATGTGTTATCTTTCCCAAGATGATAAAAGATATTGTAACTAATGTAGAAATCTTTACGAAAGTGTCAAGTCCGCCGGAAATGCAGGAACAATTAATGTATCGTGTATTATATCGAGATGGTACGAGTGAAGAATTTACTCATGAACAATGGCATGAAATCGTAACTAGGGGTTCTGGAGCCTTGAATCAAGGCTCACCGACCGCCGCATAGTCTATTTTTTTTCTGCTATTTGTGCCTGTAAGAGAGCAATGACTATGTACGCTTCCTCTAATTTCTTTTCTAATTCTTGCATGTTGAACCTCCTTCATATGCGTTAGTGCGTACCTATCACCTTATCAAAGTCCGTTTTTAGAAGTCAATAAATCTTTGCTCTTGACTTTATTTTTTGTTATGTTCCTAGTATTACAAGGACTACAAACCACGGACCAAGGAGCAAAACGATGGCAACAAAACCAACAGCCGCAAGAGGTAAAACAACTCGTAAAGGCAAGATTAAAAAAATTATGAAACAAAAGATATCTAACGTGATGAAAAGACAAGGAAAAACTTTAGGACCCATAGCAGGCGCTGGTATTAGAGGACTAATGGAAAAGGGTCCAAGAAAAGTTCCAAACCCAAGAGGTGAAGGTACACGAATGGAAACAGGACCACGCAAAATGCCTAACCCAAGAGGTAAAGGTACACGCATGGATAAAGGTCCAAGAAAAATGACTCCCCTATTACGTCGTGCACTTGCAAGAAAAAAATAGATAATGGCTCCTACTGGTACAAACAGACCTGGTTTTAGAACCCCTCGTACACCGACAGGTATTAATAGACCTGGTTTTAGAACACCAAAAACACCAACTAATGTAAATAGACCAGGTACATCTTCACCTGCGTTTACTGGTTATAGTAATAGACCCGCAGGAACAACCAGTCCTGGTTCTGGTTATACTCCTGGTGGAGACTCTTTTAAAAATTATAGCGCAAAAGATCAAGCCACTATGTTTAGACAAGCAGGTGGTAAAGATAAATTTATTGATATGGCTATCCAACAACAGGCCAAATATCCAAGAGGATTGAACTTTCAAAAATTTTTAGATGATTCAAAAAGATTTCAAACAGGACAAATTCTTGGTGGTAAAGAAGTCGTGGGTCCTGATGGTATTATGCGTTTACAAATGGCTGGTGCCGATGTTCCAATGCGTGATGCGCAAGGCAGACAAATTTTATCAATGCAAGCTCCCATGTTAACTGCTCAAGCTCCAACTTTTTCACAGCTACTTGGTGACATGGCTAGAGCCGGTAGTGATATGCTAGGAGGTATCGCAAAACTACCAGGTCAATTAGTTGAGGCTTATAAACAAGCGTCCCCATTAAGTTTTGTAATGAATCAAGCAAAAGCGTTAACGAATCCAGGTGACATCGCAGGAAGATTACAAGCTGCGGGACCTGAGGCACAACGAATGTACGCTCAATTTATGCAACAACCTGGTATGACTTATCAACGAGCTTTTGAAATGGCTACAGGCCAACGATTTGCAAACGGTGGAGTTGCTAGTCTACAATAGAGATGTCTTTTATCTCTTTAATCATCCCTTTGGGGATCGTGGTCCCCCGACCAAAAGTATTATCTGACGGTATTAGATCTGCGATTAATGTAATTGTTTTTTCGTTTTGTTTAAGGATGAGACCATAACTATGAACCAGGGGTGCATCTTCAAGGTCTGTGATATCACTAGCTTCATACCAACCTGTAGGATGTTCAATAGTGTCGAACCACGAAACACGGACCAATCTCATTTCTCCAATATATATTATTCTATAGAAATTAAATCTAAAATCGGCCGAAAAGTCAAAAATTGGTTTACATATTTACAAAGTAGTAAAAATATATATATATCAAGGCTTTCCTCTGTAAATAAGTTGTCATACGAGTGGTATGACTTGGTTTACAGATTTACACAGTTTGTTGAAAAATATAGGTTTTTTGACGGTAAACTGCAGAACGGACTAAAAAACCATGTCAAATAAAGACGTAAAAACACTCGAATTAACCCCAAAACAGATGAAATTTGTCAATATTTTCATCGAAAAGGGCACAATTCAGAGTGCTAGACAATGTGCCTTAGACGCTGGGTTCGCAGAATCTGGTGCCACAGTTATTGCAAGTCAATTACAAAACCCTAAATATTACCCACATGTAGTTGCAGAATTAGAAAGAAGAAGGGCTGAATTGAATAGGAGATATTCCATTTCCTATAAATCACACATACAAAAGCTAGCTGAACTACGAGACTCCGCAGAAAAAGCAGGTAATTATACCGGTGCTATTGCTGCCGAAAAGTATCGAGGCATGGCTGCAGGACTCTATGTTGACAGGAAAGAGGTCATGCATGGCACGATTGATTCAATGTCCGTAGGAGAAGTGGAGGATAAATTAATTGAACTTAGAAAAAAGTTATCCATTCAAGGGGAGTTTGAGATTATTGACCATAACACATCTGAAGGGAAACCTGTCGGAGAGCTTGGCGGTAACTTACTTGCTGAAGAAGGGGAATCTGGTATTCAAGACGATTCATGATACAGGTTGTGTTGATCTTGTTACCATTGATAGGCATGGTAAAGTCCATTTGTATGATGTTAAAACATCTTTGAATTATGCAAAGGGTAAGAAAAAAGGTAGGAAAATTAATCGTGCATTGACTTCATTACAAAAGAAACTAAAGGTTGAGTTATTGATGGTTGATTTGAAGGAAGAAAGGTGCTGGATCGTTCAACATGACAGAAGAGAAGAATCTCTGGAAACAGCTAAAAAATAACACAAAATCAATAATTTGGACTAGAATTGAAGCTACATCAGGACTTGGTATTCCTGACCTTTTTGGTTTTCATAGAAGACCTTTTTGGCTTGAATTGAAAATAATAAAGAATAATAAACTTAACTTCTCAGCACATCAAATTGCGTGGATTCACAGGCATTATTCTGCTGGTTGCCCTGTGTTTGTACTTGCGAAGGACCCTCCTTCGAAGACCCTTAAATTATTCTCAGGCTCCATTGTCCGTGATCCGTTGTCCATTGATGATAAACCCGTCCTATGCTCCATCACGCCCGGATCCAGGTCCAGTGGCTGGGATCTCCTGATGGGTATTCTGGGGAGCTGGACTCCTGATGGCAGGGTAAGCACCAAGCTCCATTAGTTTCCATTCCCACAAACCTCTCTCCATTGTCCATTAGCGTGAGGCCAGCAGCCCGGCGTCCCAGGCGGATGGTTTTGCACCAGCGTCAGGAGATGCGTGAGAGTTGACAGCGAAGCTTGTTTCTGCTACTGAATAATTATTCCTTCTTTGTTTAGTTAGCCAAACGAAACAAATCGGCGACTCGAAGTCCTCGGGTCGCCACACAAGTTCCATTGTCCATTCCCCATTACCCAAGCACCACTTAGTATGAGTATTAATTGGATTTAGTCCAGACCATCCCGGCATCCTGACCTGCTGGTAAAAAAGTTTTGTTTTGCTCTTGACATCCCAACATGTTAGGACTATATATATTAATAGATAGACGAAAGTCCCCGAGCGTAAGGCTCCGTGTTCATGGTCTATTAAGATTCAGGTAGTTGCCGTAATGACTCGAGATCCTGAATCGCAAACAAAGGAGGCGAAGATGAATTATAAATACGATCACATTGTCCATTTACTATTAAACAAATATGGCTGGGTGCGTTGTCCCTGGTTCGTAAGCTGGCAGGAGAAGCCTGATGCCAGTTGAGTTTGGACAAAGTTCCATTAAGGAGTGGCTTCTAGATACCCAGGATAAAAGCACCATCAGAGATACTGCAGAGCATGGATGCTCAGGTGGCACAATTAGCGAGTTGATTTACTACGCAGACACGGAAGCCTTTTATGAAAAATACAAAGAAGAGATTTGGCAGAGGCTGAGTGACATGGCCGATGATTTGGGTTGCGACTCCATTCTCCATTTGATCGTTACATTTAATGGATCTAAAGAGGTAGGCAGTGACCTGCAGCTCAGGAACCTGCTGGCGTGGTGGGGTGCAGAAGAAGTGTGCAGAGGTATCTGTATGGACTGGGATGATGAAGAACGGGCAGCAGAGTAGTTGCCCCCGTTTTTAGTTTACTTTGGAATCATTGTACTGGTTGGGATCTTCGTATCCTTTTCCATCGCCAAGCTACCCTTTGGCATTGGTTCCGTCTTTCGTGAAATATTAGCGAGCTGGACGCTGCTCCTGCTGTTCTGGCTCGCTGTCTCCATTCTCCATTTATTCCTTCGCCTTTTATTAGGACCGTTAGTAGTGGCCTGAGCTGGGGACGCCGGATGCTGGTGCGTGTGCGAAGATTCGTGTGAAAAAGTTATCCACAACTTTATTTAATAAATACTTGTAATTAGTTAGGACATGATTATATATATAGTGAGCCACACGATAAATATATTCTAGTAAGCTAGATTGTAAGGGCTCAAGCCAAAGGAGGCAACATGAACAAAAAGAAGGAAATAGACAAGTTAGCAAGGCTAACTATCCTAGCAAACTTCGTCAGTTCGAAGTTGAAGGAACAGAAAGATTTGGTCAAGTCTTTCATTAATGAGGAGGATAAAGTCCTCAAGGGTATTGATCACAAACTTAATGTGATCATTAGAGAGTACGAGAGATTTGATAGCGAGTCTTTTCGTAAAGATCAGCCCGAGGTCTATAAGTCTTACAAGACTAAACTTGTAAAGTCGGTTGAACTTAAACCAATCATTGACCAAGAAGAAGAGAGCGAGATTCTTACAGCGAACTTCCCACTTCTTCAAATGCAAACTCAATAATATTAGGCTAACTAAACACTTAGGCACGAGGGCATAAGCCCTCTGCCGATCTCCATTCTCCATTCGCCACTTACCCTTTGGCATGGGGTTATACTAGGTAATGGCGGTGTACCCGCTGGCGTGTTGGGTGAGAAAGTCAAGCTGGTTTCTAGGTGCGACCAAAAGGCACAAAAGTTATCCACAGATATTATCTTATATACTTGCAATAAGTTAGGATAAGAGTAATTTATAATCATGCCTAACGACAATAACGGTATTATCAATAGACCTTTTGCAGATCTGCAAGAACGTTTGGCTGAAGTGGAAACACTTGATCGTGATAATGCCCTAAACAATAGAAAGGAAGTGGACTATCGTGGTATCGCTAACTTTCTTTCTGGTGAAATTTTTCATCTTATTGTTTCTACTGATAATGCTGAAGTGAAACAGTGGGGGAAAAACGTAATTAGAAAACTTCACGAAAGAGGATTATCAGTCGATAATCTTTAATCTTAGCAGGGCTCGATACTCTCGAGCCCTCACCTGTTCCCAGGCATCTTCCATCCTGACAGCCCATCAAACTTAATCCGATAACTATATCTTGGGAGTCCCTTAAGGTTAGACCACAAGATGTTGTGCCCGTGCCCGTGGGGGGTGGGGGTTAAACACCCCCCTAAGGACTTACACTACGAGCACTTCGGTTGTAATTTACACAGATAATATCTATGATAATAATTCTGACATGAAAGTAGATTTTGACGTATCCTCTATGGATCAACAAGAGGCAAAAGAAGCCCTATTAAAACTTGAACTTCGAAAGACCCAATTAGAACTTGCAAGTAAAGCAAGAGACTCCTTTATAACGTTCGTTAAAACTGTGTGGCCAGGGTTCGTGGAAGGTGAACACCACATCAGAATCGGTGAGAAGTTTGAAAAGGTGCTATCGGGTGAAATTAAAAGATTAATTGTAAACATGCCCCCTCGTCATACGAAATCAGAATTTGCGTCCTATCTTTTTCCTGCATGGCTCATGGGCCACAAACCACAGACCAAGATTATTCAAACAACACACACGGCTGAACTGTCTTACAGATTTGGTCGTAAGGTGAGAAACCTCATGGATAGTGAGGAGTATAAGGCGGTATTTAATGAAGTACGATTATCACAAGACTCCAAAGCTGCGGGTCGTTGGGAAACAAATTATGGTGGGGAATATTTCGGTGCAGGTGTGGGCGGTGCTATTACTGGTCGTGGCGCTGATCTTCTCATTATTGATGATCCTCATTCCGAACAAGATGCTCTAAGTCAAACAGCCATGGACAATGCGTGGGAGTGGTATACTTCCGGTCCTCGTCAGCGTTTACAACCTGGTGGTAGTATTGTTTGTGTCATGACTCGTTGGAGCGAAAAAGATTTAACAGGCAACTTACTCAGAGCCATGGGCGAAGTAAAAGCGGACCAATGGGACGTGATTGAGTTTCCTGCGATCTTACCTAACAATAAACCTGTCTGGGGCAACTACTGGAAGTTAGAAGAATTAGAAGCTGTTAAAGCTTCCTTATCCGAACAGAAATGGCAAGCACAATGGCAACAGAATCCCACAGGTGAAGAAGGGGCTATAATCAAACGTGAGTGGTGGAAAGAGTGGGATAGAAAAGACATGCCCATGCTCTCTCACATAATACAATCCTACGACACAGCGTTTACAAAAAAAGAAACAGGTGATTACAGTGCGATTACAACGTGGGGTGTGTTTTATCCTGATGAAGTAACACCCAATATAATTTTATTAGATCTTGTCAAAGATCGTTTTGAGTTTCCTGAGTTAAAAAAGATTGCGATTGATCAGTAT